CTGCCGCATTTGCTTCTGTCGTTGCTGTTGTCGCGACAATTGTAGCTGCATCAGCTCGGCTTGCCGCATTGTTTGCATTTGTTGTAGCTATATTTGCATTGTTCCTTGCAGTATTTGCATTTGTTGCTGCAGTATTCGCATTTGCGGCGGCTGTATTCGCTAAATCCGCTTTTACTTTTGCTTCATTAGCATTTGCAATTGTTTTTTCAGCTGCCTCATCAGCTTTAATGACCGCAGCCGCCATATTCTGAAATTCATGGTCTGAAATCAAACCATTTACACTAAATACGTTTTCGCAAATGTTCGTATAAAATGTTGCTGTCTTTAACTCACTAGTTCCAGAAAGTAAAACGATTTCACCTTTACCTGTACCGTGAACAACGAGCATCTGTGGAGTATACTCCATAATGATTTTATTGTCTTTAATCGTGCAATTGACTGTTACCATCTTTGCATCTGGCTTGTAGTAGCGTACTTCTGCATGAACACCACTACCTATTACATATTCTTGCTTGTTTTCTAAAAGAGTAATAGACAAAACACGGGCGGCTTCGTCACCTTGCTTCGCCATTACATATTTAAATGGACTGTCACCATCTAATTCTAAAACTATGTCTGTTACAATTTTATTCATTGCCATTTTCTATCCCTCCCTTTTTTTGTTGGTTTGGCTCGTTCCTTCAATTGCACCTTTGATAAATTCATGTGGTATCGCTTCGCCTGGGGCAAATACAACACCTACACCTTCTTCTTCGATTGTGTAACCTTTTTTTGCATATTCTTCTATTTTAGGTGGGTTTATGAAAACAGCACCCCCTTCAATTTTTGCTACAAATACCCTCATCTTTTACACCACCTTTTTTTAATGCTTCCATTAATTCTTCTTTTGTTCCTGTGTGTTCTTCGGTATCGCTTTTCTTCATCGCTTCAATTTCTAGCGCCACTAAATTTTCTGCATATTCCCTCGATGTTTCCTGTTGTATGCGTATTTGTACGCCGTTGATTATTTTAACCATAAGAGATGGCGGCAACGCATGGGCTTTCATTTTTTCCATTGCGACGTCTTCCAACTCTGCTTGTACTACGTCCATTATTGCCCCTAAATTCATATTATTTCTCCTTTATATTTCTGTTGTCATTATCCCGTTCATAAATGTAAGTGTTGATGTTCTCCAGCCAATAGAACCGTCGCCTGCGCCCCATATTTCAGTAACTATTTGGACTGTGCCGTTTCCGCCCCAATAGACCCAGTTCGCGTTTGGTTCTACCGCTGTATGTAATTTCCCCATCAGGTCGATGCTGTTATAACCCCTTATTCGCAAGCAACGACCATCGCTATTTGAATAGCCACCATGAAAATCTATCCTTCCATATGTTGTATCGCCATAACCGCCACGTATTTCTGCATTTCTAACTTCCGCAAAGTATTGACCACTGGTGGCGGTGAAAGTACCGTTGATATTCGCGCCGTTCATTGTGGCAATACCTGCTGCCGTTAGATTGAAGTTTGTTGCTTCAACAACAAAGCGATTGCCCTTGATTGATATTTGCCCGCTTTCAACAGAAAGTTGACTACTTACAGCACCTTTAGAAACTTTTAAGTCTATAGCGGCGGCAGTTACTGTCATGTTGGCTCTTAACACGGCTTCTTCTTTCGTTGCCCTAGTAACTTCGGCTGCGATAGCGTTTGTGTTAACCGTTAGATTGCTTCTTAGTATACCTTCTTCTTTCGTTGCCCTAGTAACTTCGGCTGCGATAGCGTTTGCATGAACCGTTAGATTACTTCTTAGTATACCTTCTTCTTTCGTTGCCCTAGTAACTTCGGCAGCAATCGCTTCACTTGTCACCTTAAAACTCGACGATATTTCTTGTAGTAATTCTAGTCTTGCATCATCAGTATATTTAAGCACCGCTTGTCGATATTCAACATCTAGACTTTCGGCTTTTACAGTTCCAGCTTCTAACACTGACCCCATTAGTTTACCTGCGGTGATAAAATCAGCTACGATTTGACCATCTGCGGTTATAGCCGTTTTAAAAGGTCCTCCAATACCATTAGATGAATAGCCCAGCCCAGCCAAATTCCAACGCCATACCTTTTTCGCGGTTGATGTGTCGGGCGTATCCATGATAAATATTTCCTGAGGGTTTTCCGCCGGGTGTAGTACAACATGACCGCCAGAATTACCAGTAATTGCCGCTGTAACATCTTTGATTTTTTGTGCTATCTCTTCCTTTATCTTTTCCGCTCTGGTAGATGTCTTAAAAATTGTTTCTAACAGTTCTTTTTGATTTTTCACAATCTCGTGTGAAAGATTAGTTCTAGTGTCCCCAATATCAACGCTTTTAAAGCGTTCCTTTAATACGTTGTATGTATACTTAATAACTTTGGCTTTTGCGTCAGTTCCCAAACGCTCAATCGATATTTTTACCGTGTCACATAACCCAACAGTTTCAAGCACTTTGATTGTTTCGTATTCCTTCATTTGTTGGAGATTTGCAAAAGATACTGTGAAATTCACCTTTGGCGTGTCTATACCACTTTGTGCATATGCTGCTGCCTTGCTTCGCAACATCGCAACCGTTACAATTGTTCCGCTTTCCCACTCATCCGAAAAATCCACCGCCGCACATTTCGTTGTCGCATAGTTAGCTGCGTTTGGTGTTTTAACAATCTTTTCTGGTAGCGAAATGTAAATTGGATCTGCCTCCATCCCTTCAGGTGTATAGTGACAATATGGAAATATCGCCGTCACTACATCTGCTATGCTTTTTTCTTGTTTGGCATCAATTAAGTTTTTGCCATATCGGATTTCTACGCCTTTATCGCTGCCGCGCTCTTTGTAAAGTTCCACGCGATAGTTATTAAATTTGTATTCACCACCCCATACATCTAGTACAGACCCTTCAACGCCACCTAATGCCCTTCTAACTCCAACAACATCATTAATATATGTGCTATTTCTGGTTGTGATATCTGAATGGGCTGTAAACTTATTTTCAATAACCGCTTCTTCAAGTAGTTGTGCTATTGCTTCTTGGGCGTTGCGTCCTGTTATTCGCGGCTTACTTACTATGTTTTCATTAAGTTCGTAACTTATATGTACTGCACTAAAACGAATACTGTCTTTTATGGTTTTTTCACTTCTGTATATTTTAAAAAGCTGGTCTTCGTCAGTATCATTTGGCTTTGCCTTTACTATGCAACCTTCTTCGATTTCTTCTGTCAAGTGTCCGTTTTGCGGGTATACAAGTACCAACTCAAAGATGCCGTTTCGTTCTTCTATTACTGTGCATTCGCTTGCATCTCGCAAAAATCCTATTCCGTTATTATTAAAATCTGTTTCACTTGCGCCATATAAAATAGGTATCATAAGCTACACCACCTCGGTATCAATTCTATTTTTGACACGCTACCAGCCCATGAAATGGCGTTACGCCCTGAGGTTAACTTAGGGAAACGTGTTGAAATCATTTTGTTGTTTTGTAATTCTTCACCCTTAAAGGCGTTTGATAATGCACTATCCACTTCTATATATTGTGAAACGTCTGTAAATGTGTGCGCCCTATCATTAATGTAAATTGTGATACTACCATTGCCGTATATTTTCATATATGGTGCAGCGGTGAATAATTCTGTATTATGAATTGCTGTTGTTTTCGTTATCATGATGGTTTTTTCGCCATCTTTAGCAAGTTTTAAACCTTTGCTGTTAAAAGTAATGTTTAGTTTTCCTAATAGTCCTTTGGCGATTTCTTCAACGCTTAGATTCGAACCACAATATGCCATACGGAAATAATCACGGTCGTAAGTATCTTCTAATCTGTCATATTTTATGTTCCCAAATAACCAAGCATGAATATTCTTTGCTATTTTACCTATGTCTACTTTGTATTCTGGCATGATATGACATGAATACAGCACGTTATAGTCTTCGAATTCCTCATTATCCACAGGGTCTACCTTGTTATTAACAATCAAATTGCCACGACCTGGTATATAGACTGTTTCGACAATAGGTGCTGGTGCGCCGTAGAGATTTTCATGTTTTTCAACAGCAATGCCCATACTTAATGAATTAATCCCACTAAACGTAAAACTGTTGATATGTTCATAGTGTTTGTTAAGCATATGCTTTTCTGTTCCTTTCCATAATATCTGCTGCTCGTTCTAATACCTCTTCTGTTAACTCTCTTATGTCTTGCGCTCTATTGTTGTAAAAGTTTTCGATGTTTAGTTTTATGTCTGCGGTTGTTCCGCCTGTACCAAAATTTCTTTCCAGCGCGCTGTTTTTAGCTGTGCTACTTAAAGGCGTTACAATCGTTTTACCATTTACCATTTCGATTAACTCTGGACCAGCTTCGGCAACAATGGCTTTACCGCTTGTTACCACGCCACCTTTCGCCAGCATTGGCAACCTCACTTCGCCTAATGTTCCAATTGATACGCCTGGTATCTTGTTAATTAATCCGATTGCGCCGTTAATCAACCAAATTGCACCATTGATGATATTTTCTATTGTAGATATAATGCCGTTAATTCCGCTTTTTACTGCGCCGCCGATGGCGTTAGCTATGCGTGTGCCTAGATTTGAAAATGTAGTACAAATTCTATTCCACAATCCGCCAAAAAATTCACCCCAGCCCGAAAATACACCTTTGATAGCTTGCCAAGCCGCTGAAAATTTATCACTAAACCATGTGCCTACGTTTTTGAATACCGCGCATATATCATCCCATCTATTGCTAAACCATCGACCGATACCCACAAAGATACCTGTTATGAAATCGTACGCTTCAGTAAATCTATCGCTAAACCACTTCCCCACACCTTTAAAAATTGCCACAATACCATCCCAAATTTTGCTGAAGATTTCTTTAACACTCGTTCCAAACGCCGATAAAAAGCCTTTGACAAATTCGCATACCGCCGTAATAATATTTTCAACAAAATCAACAATGTTTTGAAATGCCGATTTTATATATCCCCAAAACTTTTCAAAATCGCCCGTGACTAATGCTATAACTGCTTTGACAATATTTGTTATGAAATCAATTACATTTGTAATTGCCGCTATAATAGGCTCTATCGCGCTCATAATTCCCATTACAATACCGCCTATGAATGTCATAATAAATTCAATAATTGGCTGTACTGCGGTCATTAACGCATCAAATGCGGCTTTCAGTCCCTCTAACGCTGGCTTAAGCGTTTCTTGTAGACTTTCCCACTTTTCTTTGATACTTCCGAATAATTCTTGCACCTTTGCCCTAAAGCTATCGCTCGTGTTATAAAGATAAAGAAACCCCGCCGCAAGTGCAGCAATGCCACCTAAAATAAGCACAACTGGCGAACTTAAAAACCCCAATACCCCTGCTAGTCCTTTTCCTGCGCCTAGTGTGCCTTTTAACTTTCCAACAATACCCATTATGCTACTAAAACCCATGGCAAGTTTGCCGAATATAATTAATGCTGGACCAATAGCCGCAACAACCAAACCAATTTTTACAACTGTTTCCTTTTGACTGTCACTCAGTCCACCAAACCATTCCTTTAGTTTTTCTACTTTTTCAGTAACCTTTTCGAGGATAGGAGCCAGCATACCCATCATCGTATCGCCTAAATCTGCACCCGCTAGTTTCAAGTTGTTAAGTGCAATTTTAGCTTGGTCTGGTGGGTCTAGGGTTGCGTTAAATGTATCTTCTACAACGGTTGCATAATCTGATAGAGACCCACTTAAATCATCAACCGAAAATTTACCTTCTCGTATTGCTTGCGTCATTTCTAACGCGCCTTTTCTACCAAATAATTCTGTAGCTATTTGCAATGCTTCTGTTTCGCTGCCCGCGTTCTTGATACCCTCCACAGTGCTTTCTAATGCTTCACCTAGCGTTTTACCTTCTGCGGTAGCATTTTGTTGGGCTTTCTTAAGCCCCATTAGTGCCGCTGTTGTATCAACTCCATTCGCTTCAAACTGCGATAAAAGACCCACGCTTTCCGTTAAGTCAAGACCCATTTCCTTTAAAACTGCGCCGTTAGTTCCTAGTGTGTTTTGTAGTTCGTCCATGCTGATACCAGTTTTTTGCCCTGCTACTGTCATTAGCCCTAATACAGAGCCAGCTTCGCTTGCATTTACATTGAACTTTTCCATAATTCCATCAACATTAATGATTGCATTGCTTAAATCAGTATCATTGATTTCGGCAAACTCTATAAACTGTCGTGATACTTCTTCCAGTTCTTCTCCCATGATGTCAAAACGAGTGTTAACATCGCCAATCGCAATACCCGCAGTTTCTGCTTCAATTGGAAGTTGTGAAAATACTGTATCCATTGAATTTTGTAAACCTTCTAAAGCGTCACCAGTTGCGCCAGTTTTTTTGATTATGGTGTCATACCCTTCGTCAATTTCATTAAATGATGCAATGGCACCAGCACCAACTGCGCCAATTGCAGCTGTTACTGGTAAAAATTTCTTGCCTAACGCTTCTGACTTCTCGCCTAACTTGCCTGCTGATTCACCGACTTTTTCAAGCGTTAGGTTACTTTCCTTGGCTTGGTCTTCTAGTTTTTCAAGTTGTGCCTCTGTCGCTACGATTTCACGCTGTAGCGCTCTGTATTGCTCTTCTGATATTTCGCCTTTTTTAAATTGCTCTTGTGCCTGAGCTTCGGCTTTTTTAAGAACATCTAACTTATCCTTTGTGGCAGCAATACTTTCTTTTAACAGCTTTTGTTTCTGTGCTAATAGTTCTGTATTTTTAGGATCTAATTTTAACAGTCTTTCAACTTGTTTTAATTCCCCTTGGAGATTTCGGGATTTAGTGGTAACTTCTTTAAGGGCCTTATCAAGCCCCGTTGTTTCGCCACCAATCTCTATTGTAATTCCCTTGATGCCTTTTGCTGCCATCTGCTAATCCCCTTTCCGTACTTTTTCTTTTAATGCTTGTCTATCTGGTGTTGTCTGCATCATTCGCCAGCAGTTTTCCAAATACTCCCTACCCTCTTCTGTTTTTGAAAGTGAGTGTATAAATGCTTCGCGCAAAAGAAATAGGTATACATCTAAATCCAACTCTTGTACTTCCCACAGTGAAAATCCTGCATAATCAATCACAAGTTTTTCAGCTCTCATCATTGTTTTAATGTGTATCGTTTCATCTTCGCCACCGTCATAGTGTGGCAATATTAGTTTGGGTCGTTAGTTGCCCCTTTCGCAAAGTCCATGTACGCTTCAAGAAATACTTGCTGTTCTTCGACTTCGTAACTTTTAGCAACTTCTTCAGCGGAAATTTCGGTACTTGCTAGGTTGTTACTAAATATTTCAGCGCAGATTGCATTCACTGTATCTAGCGCGTCCTCTCCTGTCATTGCGTCTGTATCCATCTTTTGGATTGCCGATATCTTTTCAAAGATTTTCTTACTGGGCATTTTAAGCACTAACTCACGCCCATCTTTTAATTTAATTGGCATTGAACGCCTTTCAATTTTGTTAAAATCAAAACTTACTGCTGCCATAGCTTTTTCTCCTTTTTCAAAATAGCGGCATGGAGTACCCATACCGCTATTAGCTTTAATTGTTTTTATGTTTACGGTGTCTGCGGCGCTGGTGCGTCCGCTGTTTTTTCTTCTTCGTAATGGATTAGTGTTCCGTCATTGTCTTGCGGCATAGCTTTAAACTCTGCATCAACGACTGTTTCTTTGTCTTTTGCAAACGCTAGTGTAAATCCCGCCTGGCTTTTGCCAACAATCATTACCCATATATCGCCATCAACTTTATCAACGTGATGGAAACAAATTACATACCTTAAGCCATCTTGCTTAGATAGCCCGCCAATTTTTACGATGCGGCGCGCTTTCTTTTGTCCGCTTTTAGGAACGTCTGTGATTTTTGCTGTTTCGCATAACTTTTTAAGCGCATCAGCACAAAAAGTCATTAAGCCCGATTTAAGTACCACCTCTTCGGAAATAAGAATAGTTTTGCTGACTTTCCCCATATCATCGACTGCTGTATAGCTTTCTGGCTTGTATTCAAGCGATGCACCACCTTGGATAAGCGAAAGCAAGTTTTCTTCTTTGCATACATCATCTACTTTGGGGATTCCCCCTTCAAATTCCGTTATGTATAGATATCCACTACCTAAAATAATTCTTTCGTCCATTTTTTTATCTTCCCTTCTTTCTTTTGGGTTATTGCAAACTCATAAGCTGTTTGCACCATATTTTCATTTGTTATCGATGCTTGATATTTCCTAAAAGAAACATCGAACAAAACTTCGTTTTCTATTCGCGCTTCTAGTCCTTCATCGGGGGTTCTATCCGTGTAAAGTTCGATTGATGCGTCAATCTCGCGAAGTAAATTATGCTGGTCGCTGCCACGCTGGGTTTCCTCTACTAAATAAATTAAATAAGGCGGTTCTGGTAACGGTTTTTTGTTTGTCTTAATAAACATATTCTTTGCCATTGGCAAATCCAATTTTTCTGCTCTGTCTAAAATCGCTTCTAGTACTAACATTTTCTAGCCCCCTATTTTCTTACTTAGTTTGTCAAGCACCATTCGTTCCATTTCGGACTGAACAGGCTCAATATGTGGATATGGTCGAACGCGCCCACCGTTTCTGCTCGCATGACCTTTTTCTAGTAAGTGTGTTAATTGATAATGCTTTTTATTGTGTACGCTGTAACTTTCCGTACCAGTAATAGCAGTTCTTGAAGTTGTCCGCGTGGTAACGCCCCAATCGGGCGTGTACTTACCTGTGCGCTCATTATACGAACCGCCTTTTTTAAGCAGTTTTGCACCCTCATCGGCAGTTTCCTTAAATGCTTCATTGGCTGCTTCGGTAATTTCCATTCCCCCAACTTCAAGTAAGCGTGTAATTTCCTCTGAAAGTTCATCAATTTTCACAATCACGTGTTGCCTATCCTTTCAC